AGTGATCGTGACATGTCATGGGTGGAGTCCGTGTGTAAGTCATACAAACCAGACATAGTTATCCTTGATATGGGTGACAAGTTTGCACGTACTAGTGGCTTCTCTCGCCCTGATGAAGCGTTAAAAGCAAATGCTATCTATGCTAGGCAGATTGCCAAGTCACACGACTGCGCTATCTTCTACATGTCTCAGCTATCCGCTGATGCAGAGGGTAAGGTACTACTGAACCAGAGCATGATGGAAGGATCACGTACTGGTAAGGCAGCAGAGGCTGACCTTATGGTATTGATTGCCAAGAACCCTGTGGTTGATGGTCAGGATGAAGAGGATACACAACGTCACTTGAATGTTGTGAAGAACAAACTATCTGGTTGGCATGGTGTCGTTCACTGTGACTTGGAGTACAAGACTGCGAGGTATGTAGTTTGAACCAACTAGAATTATTTGAACTGGCTGTGCAGCACTATGAGGATGGCTTAGAGTGTAACAACTGTGGTGTTGTACAACCCGTTGAAAACTTTCAACACATGGCATCGGGTGAGATAAAAAGAAAGTGTCGAACCTGTGCCAGAGAGCAATCTAGTCTGGTTAGTTATCTAAAGAAGGTGCATCCTTATCCTGATGATGTATACACTTGTCCTATATGTGATCGTAGCATTGATCAGATAGGAAAGAAGGGACAAAAGAGATTACAGAATTGGGTACTGGATCATTGCCATGACACAGAAACGTACAGAGGATGGCTGTGTCACCATTGCAACACAGGACTTGGTGCCTTCAAGGATGATGTTAATAGAATTAAAAATGCGGTAGCCTACCTACAAAACCATGAGGAGATAACACATGATTAAAGCAACATACATTGCCCATATGGGTAACGATCTAACCGCAGCTAACGCTGCCCGTGTATCATTTGGTAAGACAAGCGAGATGGAAGACGATCCGTGGGGGCCACCAAAGCTAAAGAAGAAAGACGATAAGCTAATTCGCTACCTCGCCAAGCACAAGCACATCAGTCCATTTGGACACTGCTTTGCATCATTCCACGTCAAGGCTCCTATCTTTGTGGCACGACAGCTGGTCAAGCATAAGTTCCTACGTTGGAATGAGATCAGTCGTAGATATGTGGACAGTGAGCCTGAGTTCCATGAGCCTTCAGTGTGGCGTGGTAAGTCGGCTGATAAGAAGCAAGGTTCAGAAGGTGTCATATCAGACATTCACATTGCTACAGCTCAGAATGTGGCAAAGAGGTTATATGAGGGTCTTCTAAGTAAAGGTGTGTGTGAAGAACAATCCCGTATGGTACTCCCTCTGAACACAATGACTGAGTGGTACTGGTCAGGTAGCCTAGATGCCTTCGCTGACATGTGTAACCTACGCTGCAAGCCTGACACACAGGCAGAGACACGGCTGGTAGCACAACAGATTGACTACAAGATGATAGAGCTATTCCCTGTATCGTGGGATGCACTAACGGAGGATGATGATGGCTAAACTATATGACTTAGAGCCAATGATACTAGACTGTTGGCGTGTATGTAATGACCTTGAGGTGGTGTTCAAGCAGATAGGTGACGGTGAACGTGAGCCTACGCACGATGAAATGATGAACACCTTGATGGGTATGCAACAACTATACGAGTGGAAGTTTGAGCAGTTGTTCTTTAAGTATGAACAGGTGATGCAAGAGGGGAGAAATGAACATGAATAAAGATGAAATAGATGCCGCCGCTTTAGTGTCGGAAATGGCACGACTAAAACTAACCCTAACAGAAGCAATGGAAGCCATGAAGATATATGAAAATGATAAGCAGTTCCAAAAAGACCTTGACGAAAGATACAACGTTATGGTATTTGATGATTGGGACTACTGGCACGAAGGAGACATGACCTAAATGAAACACCTTACCCTAGACGTAGAAAACACTGTGGTGAAACGCAACGGCAAGATGCATCTTGATCCGTTTGAAGCAGAGAATACATTAGTTATGGTAGGTATGTTAGATGATCTTGGAAACGAATACTGTGTAACATTTGATCACTCAGAGCATCAACCTACTGAAGAGGGGCGGTACATTGTCCAGAAGAACTTGGATGAAACCGCCCTTCTAATTATGCACAATGCAGCACACGATCTTATGTGGCTGTGGGAGTCTGGCTTTACTTATGAAGGTAATATATTTGACACAATGCTAGGTGAGTACGTACTACAGCGAGGGCAGAAGCAACCGCTATCCCTTGAGGCTTGCGCAGAACGGTACAACCTTGACACAAAGAAACAGGACACATTGAAGGAATACTTCAAGCAGGGTTACTCTGTGCGTGACATTCCACATGCAGAGTTATCAGAGTATCTGTCCCATGACTTACATGCTACGCAGCAACTATACCTTTGTTTGCAGAAATCATACGAGGAATGCAGTACACTGGCAGGAACAATCACACTGACTAATCAGTTGGCTGTACACCTTGCCAAGATATACCAGCGTGGCTTTAGTGTAGACATGGATGCACTTGAGGCTGTGCGTGTAGAGTTCCAACAGGAACGTGACGAACTAGTACGTGAACTAGAACTACAGGTACGTGACCTAATGGGGGATCGTCCTATCAACTTGAACAGCCCAGAACAATTGTCTTGGGTTATCTACAGTAAGAAGCCACAAGACAAAAAGGTGTGGGCAGATTTGTTTGATGACTTCCGCATGTCTGATACGGATTACCGTAGTACAGTACGGCAGAATACAGAGCAGTTATACAAGCAGAAAGCAAAGCAGTGTCGTGATTGTAATGGCACTGGACAAATTAGAAAGGTAAGAAAAGATGGAACACCATATACCAGAACTAACAGATGTACTAGCTGTGATAGTACGGGTTACACTTTTATTAATACTAATTCGCATGTGGCTGGGTTAAAGTTCAATGCACCTACAGCAAAATGGGCTTCAGCTAACGGTTTCGCAACAAGTAAAGATAAACTTGAATACCTTGAAGGTATCGCTAGACAACGTAATATGCAGGACGCAGTGTTGTTCTTACAACGAGTTCGCCGTTTGTCTGCCGTTGATACATATCTATCAAGCTTTGTGGAAGGTATCACAACACATGTAAAAAAAGATGGTAAGCTGCACGTCAGGTTACTTCAACACCGCACTGCTACTGGTCGTCTGTCAGGTGCAGACCCCAACATGCAGAACATGCCACGTGGCGGTACGTTTCCAGTGAAGCGTGTGTTCAAGTCACGTTGGGATGGCGGGGAGATTATGGAAGCAGACTTTGCCCAATTAGAATTTAGAGTTGCTGCGTTCCTATCTCAGGACAAGACTGCTATTGACGAGGTGAGCACAGGCTTTGATGTACACTCGTACACCGCACAAGTCATCAGGGATGCAGGTCAGAGCATGTCACGTCAGGATGCCAAGGCACACACATTTGCTCCCTTGTATGGGGCTAGTGGGTTTGGGCGTACACCAGCCGAGGCTGCATACTATGAGCAGTTCACTAAGAAGTACTCAGGTATTGGTAAGTGGCACAAGGAGCTTGCACGTGAGGCTCTAGCTACGGGTAAGATCAAGACACCATCTGGTCGTGAGTTTTCTTTCCCTGATGTGACTCGCCGTGCCAATGGTACTGTGTCATATTTCACACAGATTAAAAACTTTCCTGTACAATCGTTTGCTACTGCTGACATTGTACCCATATCTCTGATATACATTGACAAGTTATTAGGGGTAAACAAAATGCAATCATGTATCGTCAATACTGTACACGATTCAATCGTGATTGATGTGCATCCAAATGAAAGGGATAAAGTACTACAGACAATACATGCAGCCAATGACAGGCTTCTTACTATTGTAAATAAGAAATGGAAACTGGACTTCAATGTACCTCTATTATTAGAGGCAAAGATTGGTCCTAATTGGCTTGACACAAAAGATGTGTCGTGATATAACTATAGACTCGCAAAACAAAAGGAGATTTTTATGAATCAGATCGCAACAATCAACACAAGTAATTTTTCTGCAATGGCAGAGGCAATGGGTATGTCTGTTGACAACAAACAAAAGTCGCAGTCAAGTACTCTTGCACGTTTACGTATCAATCACTCAGCCATCATGGGTGAGGACACAATCAATGGCAAGAAGGTAAAGATGGAAGTCGTGGCAGGCGGCACATACAAGTTGGAAATCCCAGATGGGCCAACCTACTATGCAGCTACTGCAACTATACGTCCCTTCGTACAGCGGTTTATGTACAAGCGTTTCATCAAGGGCAATGACAATTCACCTAATCGTTACGTCAAGACATTGATGGCTAATGATTTGAACAGTGACCTTAAAGACAATGACGGTGGCTTCAACTGTGGTAAACCTGCAGGGTGGATTGAAGACTTCAAGGCATTGCCTGAGAAGACACAAGACCTGATACGTCAGATCAAACGTGTTCGTGTTATGTTTGGTACAGTACAGCTGCATAACATTACAGATGCACAAGGTAATCCAGTGGACCTAGACGAACAATCGTTTATCTGGGAGATTGAAAACCGTGACGCATTTAAAACTGCGGGTACTCTGTTCACCAAGCTAGGTAAGATGCGCCGTTTGCCAGTGCAGCACAACATCAAGGCAGCAACAGAAGAGCAGAAGTTACCTAACGGTAATTCATTCTACTTACCTACTCTGGCACTTGATCTAAACGAGACACTTGATGTCACTGATCCAGAGCAAGAGGTATTCGCAAACTTCCTTGCATGGATTCAGAACTACAATGAGTACATCAAGGGTTCTTGGGATGATAATGCCTACAAGAATGACGATACAGATACGGATACTGTTGAAGCATTTGTAGACATTGATGCAGAGGATTTTGTCTAATGCATCATCCAGCTGAGTTAAAGCTGCATCAGTTTATGACTGACGCTGCCAATGGAAAGACAACCTTCGACGCTGAGGTTGCCAAAGAAATTGGTGCGGAAGTTACTGATGCAGTTCTCCGTCAGTTTGGTGGTGGTAAGTCTCGTGACAAGTTCACACTAAGGATGTCCAACATTGGTCGTCCTACTTGCCAACTCTGGTTTGCTAAGAACATGCCAGAGAAAGCACTACCTAAGCCGACAACATTTGTAATGAACATGATGATAGGAGATATAGTTGAGGCTGTTTTTAAAGGTCTTCTTCGGGGTGCTGGCGTGGACTATAAAGACACTGATAAAGTTAGCCTTTCAGTGGAAGATGATAATGATACTAGGATTTCTGGTAGTTATGATCTTGTAATAGATGGTGCTGTTGATGATGTGAAGTCAGCATCACCTTGGTCTTACGTAAACAAGTTTGATACCTTTGACACACTTGCTAAAGGAGATAGCTTCGGTTATGTTGGACAGCTTGCTGGGTATGCCAAGGCATCTGGATACAAAGCAGGTGGCTGGTGGGTAGTTAATAAAGGTACTGGTGAGTTCAAGTATGTACCTGCTGACAACCTAGACATGGAAGAAGAGCTTGATAAAATAAAGACAACAGTAGAGACTGTAAATGACAATGAGTTCAAACGTTGTTTCAGTCCAGTACCTGAGTTCTTTCGGGGTAAGCCTACAGGCAACATGGTACTAAATGATGGATGTAGGTTCTGTGACTACAGACACACTTGTTGGCCCACTATGGTAGAGGAACCAGCACGTATGTCAAAAGCAAAAGCCCCCAAGACGGTGGCATATATAGAGGAGTAAGTTATGTTAGGTGATGATGAAGTAAAGGAAATGCAAGAAGAGATTTCTGCAATGGAAAAGGAGCTAAGGGAACGTAAGCGTGAGCTACATGATAAACGTTATGCAGGTTTACGTACAGCTATGGAAGCACGTAAGGCTGCAGACATAGGCATCATGGAAGAGCTAAAGAGTCTTGGCATTCGTACTGTGCGAGGCGGTTGGACTTTCTAATGAATGGTAAGCAGTTCAAGGCTGCACTAAAGCATGGGTATAGGAGTGGGTTAGAAATCAAAGTCAAAGATTACTTGAACGAAAAGAAAGTAAAGTTTAAGTATGAAGCCATTAAGATTGAATGGGAAGACTTGATGTACCGCACCTATACCCCTGACTTTATATTGCAGAACGGTATCATCATTGAAGTAAAGGGACGGTTTGTTTCAGATGATAGACGTAAACACTTAGCTGTAAAGAAACAGCACCCAAACCTAGACATACGGTTCGTGTTTGAAAACAGTAAACGTAAGCTAAGTAAGGGTGCTAAAAGTACATATGCTACATGGTGTGAGAGAAATAAATTCTTGTATGCAGATCGGGTTGTTCCAGAAGAATGGTTGAAAGAAAAGGGTAAAGACAAACATCCTGACTTGGTGGAGTTTCCTTACGATAAAATAAAGAGGAGTTAATATGTTAAATTCATTAATAAACTTTGCACCAAATGATTTTGTTATCCGCATCTCCCCAGACGTGGATGAACAAGGAGACTGGACAGGGGATATTCAAATAGGTATGCTAACTACAGATGACAATACTATGAAAGATCAAGACTTTGCGCACATAAAGGTGTTGACTGATATGTTGATAGCTGCTATACCTTTAATTGAAGAAGATGCAGAAGTACGAAAGAAGCTATTTAACTTGGTGGATGATTTAGAATTTGAAGAAGGGGATACTAAACCACTAGTAGAAAAACGTGACGGTAACGTAGTAACAGTAAACTTTTAGAAAGGAGATACGAATGGCAGATACAATTGACATACTCACTTTAGGTGACACTACTATAACATTAAACGATCCTGTTAATAGTCCATCACACTATAACCAAGCAGGTATTGAATGTATTGATGCCATTCGTGCCGCCACTGGTGATGGGTACGAATATTATCTACAAGGAAACATTCAGAAGTATGTGTGGAGATACAGATACAAGAATGGTGCAGAGGACTTGAAGAAAGCACAGTGGTATTTGACTAAACTTATAGAGGAAGTAGATGATAGTTAAAGTATTTCTAACCTTAGATATAGATCAAGAAGAATATCCTGTTCCAGTAGACAATGTACTTGATGAAGAAGTTGCTCAATGCCTTGAAGAATTTATCTATGACATTGATGGAATGACAATTAAAACAATTAAAATAATAAGGGAGTGAACATGAACAATTATTTACCTACAGACTATCAAGCGTTCATTCATAAGTCACGGTACGCAAAGTACTTTGACGGTATGGGGCGTGAATCATGGGGTGATACAGTCGAGCGTTACAGCACAAATGTAATCGGTGATCTAGTAGATTCCAAAACTAAACAAGAACTAGAGCAAGCTATATTGGGGCTAGAGATCATGCCATCTATGAGAGCCATGATGACAGCAGGACCAGCATTAGATCGTGACAATACAGCAGGTTACAACTGTAGCTACCTACCTGTCGATGACCCTAAGTCATTTGACGAAGCTATGTACATCTTGCTCTGTGGTACTGGTGTCGGGTTCAGTGTCGAGCGCCAGTTCATCAGCAAGCTCCCAGAAGTGCCTGAGTTGTATGAGAGTGAGTCTGTCGTTGTCGTTAAGGACAGTAAGGAAGGGTGGGCTAAGGGGTTCCGTCAAGTTCTTGCACTCCTTTGGGCTGGTGAGATTCCTAAGTGGGACGTATCTCAGGTACGCCCTGCAGGTGCAAGGCTAAAGACATTCGGTGGTAGGGCATCCGGACCTGCCCCTCTTGTAGAGTTGTTCAACTTTTCTGTAGCTACCTTCAAGGCAGCACAGGGACGTAAGCTATCCTCTATGGAGTGTCACGACTTGATGTGCTTCATTGGTCAGATCGTTGTTGTAGGTGGCGTGAGGCGTTCAGCTATGATCTCTCTGTCTAACTTGTCAGATGATCGTATGCGTCACGCTAAGTCAGGTCAGTGGTGGGAGACAGCAGGGCATCGTGCCTTGGCTAACAACTCTGTATCGTACACTGAGAAGCCAGACATGGAAACATTCATGCGTGAGTGGTTGTCTCTTGTTGAGTCTAAGTCTGGTGAGCGTGGTATCTTTAACCGTGAGGCATCAAAGAAGCAAGCAGCTAAGTTTGGGCGGCGTGATCCTAACTACGAGTTCGGTACAAACCCTTGTTCTGAAATCATTTTACGTCCGTATCAATTCTGTAACTTAACGGAGTGTGTAGTACGAGCAACGGATACATTGAAAGACCTTGAACGCAAGGTAAGACTTGCTACGATCTTGGGTACTATACAGTCTACCCTTATCAAGTTTCCCTACCTACGAAAGGTATGGCAAAACAATACGGCAGAAGAAAGACTTCTTGGCGTATCTATGACTGGCATTATGGATAATCCATTAATGACAAACGCTAACAAAGGATTGGATAGAACACTTGAGCATTTACGTTATATCGCTGTTACTACTAATGCTGAGTGGGCTGAACGCCTTGGCATCCCTGTCTCTGCTGCTATCAGCTGCGTTAAACCTTCGGGAACAGTATCACAGTTGGTTGACAGTGCCTCTGGTATTCACGCTCGTCACAGCCCCTATTATATTCGTACTGTGCGGGGTGATAATAAAGACCCTCTGACACATTTTATGATTGACCAAGGCATACCTAATCAGCCTTGCGTTATGAAGCCTGACTCTACTGTGGTGTTTAGCTTCCCTGTTAAGTCACCTGAGAAGGCAGTAACACGTAACGACATGACTGCCGTTGAGCAACTAAAGTTGTGGCTGACTTACCAGAGATCATGGTGTGAGCATAAGCCTAGTGTGACTATCACAGTTCGTGACGGTGAGTGGATGGACGTGGGTGCCTTTGTATATAATCACTTTGATGAAATGTCAGGTGTGTCATTCTTGCCACACTCAGATCACACCTATCAACAGGCTCCTTATCAAGAGGTAGGCAAGAGTGTATATAAACAACTGTTATCACTGATGCCTAGTAGCATCGACTGGTCGGCCCTGTCTAACTATGAAAGTGAGGACAACACGGTAAGTATGCAGACTATGGCTTGCTCTGGTGACTCGTGCGAAATCGTAGACCTAGTGTAGGGTCTGCGCCTTCACCCTGCGTAAATATCTGTCACATAAAAGATGGGTACTGCGCAGGGTGCAAAAGAACTATTGACGA